CCACACGGCTGAGTCACCTGGCTGGATCGTGGTGTTGTCCATCTTGTAGGTGAGCGTGCCGTTGGTGATCGAGATGGTGGGAGACAGAGCCTGGGAGGAGGTGGCCGCATTGAACATGATCGCACCCGCGAACTGCCGCTTTCTGACTCCACGCTTGGCAGTCTTGGAAGCACCAGACAGGGCAGAGGAGATTGACGTTGCCACCCCCGCGTGGCTGATGATCTTGTAGACCGTCTGGATCGTGTTGGCTGAGTAAGTAACTGGCATGTTGTGTCACCCGCTCCCCCCCGAGGGGGGGGAGAAGATGACGGGCCTTTATGGTCATCCCGCAAATGTGGGCGGTTCAGTAGACACAGATACGCCGGTGATATACCAATGCGTCCCGTCGCACACAACAGTAATGTCTGTGCCTGCTTCTGCGTCAACAGCCGAAAACTGGTAGTTACTTGATCCATTTGCTTCAACCGAAGCGTTGTCGCCGCCATCGTGAGAATGGTTGACACCACCCTTAAAAAGCGATGATGACACAGCAGTGTTGATGTTGAACTCATCATTACCCGTGTCCGACTTGTGGACAATCGCCCGGTAAGTAAGGCCAACCGCTGCCGCAGGAAGTGTCAGTGTTACATTTCCGCCAGTAATGTCGGCCACAATCAGTTTGCCCGAATCTGCTGCGACAAGCGCTGTCGTGCCAGAAGTAACGGCCTTAACCGTAGTGTGCCTCGCCTCGTACTGGGCGATCTCTCGAACTCTATGTGGACTTGGCATGATGAACTCCTATGCCTGTGGGTAGATACGGACCCACTCGCCGTTTATGCCCAGGAAAGACCTGATACGAGGCACTCCCAATGAGTACCTCTTGATACAAACGCGGCCATCGTTCCTGGGGCAATGGTCGTGCTTTCGTTGTCATTCGTAATGATGGACGCGGATCCGCCAGTCTCGGCAATCCAGAACGTGTCTCCATCGTTCTCGTCCGTGGCCCCAGGGAAGCATACGCCGCGATCCTCGTTCCCTGCGTCCAATGTCTGGAAGCGGTTTGCCTCATCGTCCTTGAGGATCCTTGTATCCGTCAGGGCTTCAGAGCAATAACCAACTGGGAGCGTGGCCATGTTTTCAAATGCTGGGGTCATGGTGTTTCTCGTCATGAAGGATCAGATGTGGAATCCCACGGGAGCTGGTAACTAGGTGTTGACATGTACAGGGCCCCGTTTCGCAGGGGACCGTATTCTGGTTGGATGATGCCGTCCTTCTCCTTGAGTCGGTGGTACATGACTCCACCCTCCACCTCGCCCAAGCGTTGCTCGAGCCCCTCCTCCTCGTACCCAAGTGCGAACGCGCGGACCAGGGCAATCAGCGACGACTCGGCGTAGTCGGGCACGACGGCGTTGTCCCCATCTGCAGCCAACTCAACCCACTTGGCCCTGTACACGACGGAGATGTTCTCTCCGGTCGTCGGAGTTGGGTAGAGTTCCAGCCTCGGGGCAGGTTGCGCAGAACCCTCGTCCGATGGGGCGGGGTGTGATATGGCGATCCAGTAATGATTCGTGACGCCCGTACTCGTGGATCGCCTCTGCACCAAATCCTGAAACGTGGTGAACGTGAAGGACCGAACCAGGCCATCAGACATGTTCATGGCGATCACCTCGCCAAAGTCCGTGGGCAGCTCGACGTGGTCCTGGCTTGCGACCGTGGTAATGGTCGCAGGCGGACGCTCTCGGAACTTCCAAGGCGTCATGAACATATGCCGACCCGCCTCGTTGATGATCGTGGCCTCATCCAGTTGTGAGGCCACGGAGCCGCCGAGGGCGTGCTGGACGTGCTGCTTCAGGGTTGCAAGGGTGATAGCCATGGGTCAGGTCGCCAAAAAGATTCGGACATTGGCAGTGCCGCCGCTGCTGTTGTAGCACTCGATTCGGTCAATGGTGTCTGCGGCCCAGTTGGTTTCCCATGTGTCTATTTCGGCAGCGTAGTTGGAGGCATTGACTGTAGCAGCCATGTCGCCCCGATTTCGACTGTCGTCGTTCGACAAGATGAAGGGGATTCCTGCAGTCAGTTTGACTACAAAGGCATTCTCCAAGTCGCTTCCGCCGATAACCCCATTCTCGTTGCACAAGAGCTGGATCTCGACAGCGGCATCAGACTCGATCCAGAGGAAGTCAAAGTCCGATGTGGCGGTGCTATCGCTCCACAACTCGACCAGCGTACTGTTGGCAATGGAGAACCGCTGATCGTAATAGTGGGTGACCGTGATGGTATCAGCAGCAGACGTGCTGCCACCAGTAATGGTTCTAGCATCGTCCGCGTCTGTGATCGACACCGTGAAATGTGTTGTCAGGCTTAGGGTAGCCATATCATTCTCCGATCAAGTGATTGCGAATACTCGGACCTTGGCATCGGTGCCGGATGTGTGATAGAACTCGATGCGGTCGATCACGTCTATTATCCAGTCGTCTTCCCAACTGTCTATTTCATCCCCATAGTTACTCTCGGAGAACCCGGCGTCCATGTTGCCCATGTTCCTAGAAGCATCATTCGACAATATGAAGGGGATGCCGGGATTCAACTTGAGAACAAAGCCATTCTCAATATCGTTGCCACTCAGAGATCCACCCTGGTTGCACAAGAGTTGGATCTCGCCTACCTGATCGGTTTCAATCCACAGGAAGTCGAAGTTGTCAATCACGTCGTCGTCCAGAATCCTTGTGGGGTTACCCCCGGATGAGATGAGATACGTCCGGTCGAATATCTCGCCGCCGTCAATGGATATTGTCTTGGCAGTAGATGTACTGCCGTCCGAATACAGGTTGCCATCGGCATCCGTGTAGTCGAACTTTTGGTATAGGTTTACACTTGCCATTTGGCATCTCCATGTACAGGTTTTTGAATGACTTCCTCCCCCCGGTAGGGGAGAGGAGTCTTGAGTTGTTAGTCAAAGGAAACTAGACGTTTCCAAATCCTGCGCCGTTGAAGTAAACACTCTTCAACACTCCATCTGCAAGCACTTCAAGCGGGAGGGCCAGGACTACGTCTGTCTCTGTAGTCGTGGCAATCAACTCGCCTGTAGTTGCTTCGCAAGTGCAAGGAACGCCAATGGCGGTTGTATCGCCACCGAGTGCTTCCACGATTCCACGGAAGCGGACCATGCCGGTCGCATCATCCGCAATATCTTCCAAACAAACTGCGTGAAGTTGTCCGGTGATTGGGGGATGGGCTGCCTCAATGACATTTGCCCAAATACTTGTTGATGAACCAACAATAGTATCTGTAATGGCAGCGTCACTTGTAGTAGCCAAAGTTCCAAACTTTACAACTTCACCCTTATTCTTCGCTCCACCCCGAGCCGTAACACGGACATCGAGTGTAGAGGGTGTAAGACCTAGTGGGCCTTGTACAGATGCGTCAAACATTGGTATTTACCTTTCTATGTCAAGGGGTCACAGTCCCAGGCTTACGCCTGCGGACAAATGATTCCCTGCCGTTGACGGCTGTTACAGAAGAGGTTCCACCAACAGTCAACAGGCTGCACGGTCGTGAACGGCTGATTAGGATGCCGCATCGGATCATGCTTCTCCATGTACCGACGTGTGTGATACACGGGGGTCATGTAGTTGCCATTGAGCCACCAGTAACGAAAGCCATCAGGAGTGGAGCCTGATTCAGACGCACTCGGAGTCGTGCCGTTGATCGTGGCACTGTCCAGTTGCGCGACATAAACGAGGTCGATACCACTGTACTGAGGCATGTTGTACGCTGGATCCTGCTTGTTCACCAGGGTGTCGTTCGCGTCACGAAGCATCCTCTTGTAGAGGTTGATTCCGCCACGGGAGCAACAGATGAACTGACGATTCAGCTTGTCCTTCTCAAAGTATTCCTGCTTGGTAGCAGGGGGAGTGAACTTCACTTTGAGGAACATCTCATCAAACTTGTCGAGGAGGCCATCCTGGTCGCCATCTGAATCGTCCGGGTCATCGTAGTCGTAGCGGGAAACTTGGTTTCGCCACTTGGACTCGTTCGCCGGGTTGACCCCCATGATCGTGGTATCACTTGTCCACGGAACATAGGTTGTGCCTGCCGTGCCAGAATCGACACCGCCGTCATGCTCGGAGATGAAAGCCGGGATGCTGTACGGGAGGGAACCAGTGTTGGTTTCCATCTCGCTTGCATTACCGTTGGCCTGCTTCCACAGGTCGCCTTCCATTCCGTTGAGGAATGAAGTCCAAAGACGCATCTCCTTGATCCGCTTCAGTCGCTTGTAGGCGACCTTCTGCGCATCGCGGGAGAGTCCTTCGGACACGTTGAGTTCAACTTCTTGATCCGTCCACGACATGTGGTCGACGGAGAAACGCCAGTTGATCTCCAGGTCGGTGATGACCTGTGGATTGCTCCATGAGAACGTGGCGTTCGGCTTGTAGTGGTCATACGTTGAGGCTTCGTCAAAGAGGATCGAATCGTTGATCGTCTTGCCACCCTGAACGGAGACATCCGTTCCCTTACCCTTGAGAAATCTCCCAAGGATGTAGGTGTTCTTGACAGCCTCGTTGATGACATCTTCA